GACTACCGCGAGGAGTTGCGGTTGATACATGAGGTAACTGCACAGGCCGAAATAGAAAGTTACCTGAGCGACCGCTTTGATGTGGGCAGCATATTCGCGGCCACAGGTGCTGACCGTAACCCGCTCATCATTATGTACCTGATGGATCTGGCACTATACCATTTGTTCTGCGAAATAAGCAGCAGCCAAACACCACAGATAAGAAGCGACCGGTACAACGCCGCCATACGCTGGCTGAACATGGTACGCAAAGGCGAGTTGAACCCGAAGCTGCCACCTATTACCGATGCGCAGGGAAAGAAACTGATCAACAGCCAATTCGGTAGTAACAAAAAGAATGGATATAACTGGTAAGTATGATACTACAAGATCTGTATAGCCCCTTTGATGAAATGCTTTTGATAGAGTTGGTGGACATGAATTGTCAACCGGTGCTGCTATCCACGCTTATCGACGTGCAGGTATTGCTGAAGGTGAACAACACCGTGAAGCTGAAGTACAAAATGATAGCCGATGGAGATTGGTTGGCGTGGGAACCAGGCGACGATACCACTTCTATCTTCTGCCCGGTTACCGAAGCGCAGAGCGATGGATGGCGCGGTTTGCTAATGGCCGAGGTGCAACAGGTAATAGCCAACGCCGATTTCCCTGGCGGCGTGCAGTACCAGTCGGCTAAGCCGGTAACACTTTACAGTATAAAGAAGTCGCGCTTTACTACCGTACCTGCGCCAACGCCTAACCCCATCACCTTCACTACCACCTTTAGTTGCGATATAGATAAGCGCCTCAACTTCGGGTGCCTGATCAGCGCGCCTGCGGGCAACTATATAATACAGGTGAAGATAGAGGACGAGTGGCGGCGGCTATATAAAGGCTACCTGGAGAAAGATAGCGCCGATGCCACCTACAGTATTGTAGTAAGCGAGGGCGAACAGATAGCCGCTGGCAACTACGTAATGCGGGTACAGAACGCCGTTACTGGTGTGCTAAGCGAGGAGGTGCCTTGCTACCTGCCCGATTGCCGAGAAGGGGAACGGGATGAAAGGCAATGGAAGTGGGATGGCAACTATTATCTGTTCAGCCCTTTTGGATGGTATTAAACAAACGTGGGGTTGCGGAACGCCGCTGCAACCCTTTAAAGTGCCTTTAAAGCTGGCGATTGAGGCCGCCTAGTTTATAAATCGGGCCATCGGCCCTTAAACGATAGAAATGGCTACAAAGAAAGGGGCTAAAAAAAGCCCGGCAAAAGACGATACGAAGGTGCCCGCCGCCCAAACCAATGTGGTGCGTGGGCCTGGCGATGCCATAGGCCACATTATTGAGCAGACCAAATGGCGCACCCGGCAGGATATAGATAGCTGGCGCGGCGCTATAATGGTAGCCGAGAACGTGATCTACCCGCAACGCATATTTCTGTATACCTTATATGACGAGGTGGTGCTGGACGGCCACGTGGAAGGTATAATAGGCCAGCGCAAGGATAGCCTGCTGGCCGAGAAGTTCAAGCTGGTAAATAAGGACGGCGAACCATTGCCGGAGGTGCAGGCCATATTCGAGAACGAATGGTTCTACGACTTTATGGAGTTCTCGCTTAGCGCCGAATGGTGGGGCCACGCGCTGATACAATTGTGGGATCCTATAAAAGGAGTGGGTTACGGATCGGTGCAACTGGTGCCCCGTCGCCACGTGGTGCCGGAGCGCGGAGGGGTAAGTGTATTGCAGGGCGATAACGTGAACCTGATCAACTACCGCGTGCCGCCGTATAGCGACTGGACAGTAGAGGTAGGTCGCCCGCGAGAGTTGGGCCTGTTGAAGATAGCCGCACCGGGGTTCATCTTTAAAAAGAACGCCTTACTACAATGGAGCCAGTACACCGAAATATTCGGTATGCCGTTCCGCGTAGGTAAGACCAGCAGCCGCAACCAGGCCGACCTGGACCGCATGGGCCGCAACCTGAAGGAAATGGGTGCGGCAGCGTATGCCGTGTTCCAGGAAGGAGAAAGTATAGATTTCTACCAACCGCAAAGCACCAGTAACGCTTCGGATATATATGACAAGCTGATACAGCGCTGCAACTCGGAACTATCGAAACTGATACTACGGCAGACCATGACCATAGAGGACGGTAGCAGCCTAAGCCAAAGCGAGGTGCATGAGCGCGTGATGGAGGTATTGAAAGAAGCCGACAAGCGCAAGATGAAGTTTACCGTGAACAAGCTGATACCTAAAATGGTAGCCCACGGGCTGATACCCGAAGGGGCAAGGTTTGAATGGGAAGCCACAATAGACCTGGAAGAACTATGGAAGAAGGTGGCGCAGGCGCTGCCGTTCTTTAACGTGGATAAAGATTGGATCAACGAAATGTTCGGCATACCGGTGGAGGACAAACCACAGCAACTTAGCCTGCCCGGTGCGGAGCAAGATACGCCACCGGATCCGGAGGAGGACGATGATAACGACGAGGGCGACGAGCCACCGGTGAAACCGGATAAGCCCGACAAAGGCGCTAAGCCCGCGAAAAAAAAAAGCCTAGCCATGCGTAAGGTAAAGCTGTTCGACATTAACCGCATGTACCTAAAGGTATGTAAACGCTGCGGTGGTTTGCACCCCGTTATAAAACTAAGCAGCGGTAATACCGTGGATGTAAATACCCTGGCGCGCATGGTATACAACAACCAGGATGATGAGGGCCGCATAGATACCGATACCTATATGAAGACGGCCACCACCTTGTGGGATGGCTTTAAAAAAGGGTATGGCACCGGGTTCGAAAGCCAGGGCGCTGCGGGTGTGGCCGCACGCATACAGAACAACCTGTACAGCTTTAGCGCCGCGAAGACCTTTACGCAGATGAACGAAATGCGCGATCAGATCTACGATGGCGACAAGGTGCGCAGCTTTGATGAGTTCCGCGATAAGGTGGCGCAGATGGGTGTAGACTTTAACGAAACGTATTTGCAGACCGAATACAACACCACCGTAAGCAGCGGCCAACTGGCCGACCGGTGGCAAGACTACAAGGACGCGGAGGAGCAATACCCCAACCTGCAATACACTACCGTGCGCGATGATCGGGTACGCGAAGCACACCGGGTATTAGACTATACCACGCTGCCGATGAATGATCCTTTTTGGAACAAGTACTACCCGCCTAACGACTGGAACTGCCGGTGCACAGTAATACAGATGGATGCCGATGCCAAGCTGAGCGATGCCAAAGAAGCAGGCAAGTTAGCGAAGACCGATGCGAAAGTACCACCGCTGTTCCAAAACAACGTGGGCAAAAGCAACGTGATCTTTAAAGACGACCACCCATACTTTCAGAACGCTGCGGGGCAGGTGAAAGACCTTAACTACAAAAGTTACGGACTGGATAGCATAGACGAACTGAAGGCCAGCAAGCTGGCCAGCGCCGACGCGTTGGATACAATAGCACAGTACGACCAGTGGGCAAAAGAACTGAAGGGCGACGACGACGTGGCCACGCTGCCGGATAACGATGGCTTACCGGTAATGATAGACGACGATGCCTTTGCGCATGTACGCAAGAACACGGACGGTATGCACTGGCAGACCAGCAACAACCTGCCCGACCTGTTGAGCGACCCGGATGAGAGTTATGTATTACCGGGCAATGAACAAAAGACCTGGATGAAGAAATATAACGACCGGGTAGTATTAGGTGTGGCCACGCTAACCCAAGATGGCTGGAGCATGGATAGCTGGTACGAATGGAACGGCAAACCGGAGAGTGGAAATAATTTGCGGAAGGGAATACTGGTGGCTAAAAAATAAAGTGTCCCCGGAGAGATCGCAAGGCCGGACTTATTAGGCCCGCTCGCGCACCCGGAGACCTTACAAATATACAAAAAAAATGCCGCAAAAGAATTTAGGTAAAAGCTTTAGCGAGATAAAGGCAGGCATAGAGAAGGTGATGCACGACATACCTACCATAGCCGGTACCGAAGCGGTGAACCACTTTAAAAGCAGTTTCACAAACCAGGGCTTTACCGATACCGGGCTGGAGAAATGGAAGGACAGGAAAGGCAATACTGACCCCGGCAGGGCGCTATTGGTTAAGACCGGCCACCTGCGCAACGCGCTAAAGGTGCTGCACCACGATGAGCATAGCGTGGTGGTGGGTGTAGATACCAGCGAGGTACGCTACGCAGCCATACAGAATACAGGTGGCACGGTGCGCATACCGGTTACCGATAAGA